TCACAAAAGAACTTTGGAGTAATTCTCCTTTTTCATTTGAAAAAACGAATCCATTGTCAACAAAAAACGGAACTTCTTTTTTGTTTTTTTATATTCAATCTTTGCTTCTTTTAATATGTCCATTGTTTCTTTATTTAGATAGACTATTCTATTACTAGCCTCATTCTTTGTAGAATTTTGAATTTTCATAATTCCACGAAGATTGGAATAAATACTTTTGTTGATTTTAATTGAATTATTTGTAAAATCAACGCTATCCCAAGTTAGTGCTAATATTTCACTTTTTCTAGCGCCACTATTTAGTAACAGAACGAAAAAATAATAATATTTCCGATTTTTCATTTTAATAAAAATATCTTTTATTTTTTTAGTTCATCGCTAGTATAAGAACGTTTTTCTCTTGCTTTTTTGCCTCCTACTTTTATATCTGAAATTGGATTTTCTTCTAAAATTTTCATTATTTTTATTGCAAATTGAAACATTTGATTTAAAATGCTTTTTAAATTTGTGAGATATAATTTTGAATATCTACTGGATAAATCATCAAACTTTTTTTGTAATTGATAAGTTGTAACTCTGTCTATCCTAATGTTTTCAAAATTTTCTTTTATAATTTGTTTTTTATTGTAGAATTTCTTAAAGTGTTTTTATTCCAATTTTTTTTATATGATTCAAAAAACAAATCAAATACATCAAAAAGCAACATTTTGCTATTAATTTTAATAAATTTATTTTCATATTCCATTTCAAATCGCATTTTGTTTTTTATACATTCTTTTTCGGTTTTTCCGCCATATCTCTCTACTTGCCTCCTTTTTCCAGTTTCATCAGTAACAGTAACTCTAAAATAATATTTTCCATTTCTAAATCTTATCCCTTTTTCGTTCATAATATTCACCTCGATTATTCTTCGGAGATTTTATTTCTAAAATCAATTACAGAGCTTCCTAAAATAGTGTAAGATTTTCCAATTTTGAAGCCTTTTAATTTTCCTTGTTTTATTAAATCTATAACTTTTGGATTTGAAATTCTTAAATATTCGGCAACTTCTCTTGTTATATAATTTTCATGTGCTTCGATTAACATTTCCCCTCCGTTTCCGTCATACCAATATAACTTGATATAACACAATCTTTCAAAACATGTTTAGCAGTTTCCTCAAATATAGGACTGCTAAAACTTTCTTTTCGTATTTCTTCTCTATCAATAAAAACTTTTGCTATAAATCTTATTTCATTTTCGATTTTGATTTTGTAAATTTCGGCGTGTTTTATCATTCCGATTTTCCTTTTCCTGTTATAGATATTTCTTGTTCAAATATGCTTTCTTCGTCTCCTAGTTTCATTAAGTCTTCTTCTACATCCACCCCTAAAACTTTACAGATGTGTTTATATACATCTAAATTATCAGTTTCAATTTTTAGCACATATTTCATTTATTTTCCTCCAGTAAGTTTTTGTTTTCATAAATATTTCCAATAACCTCGATTTCTACAATACTCTCATCAGATAATTTCAGATTAAGTGGTTGCAATCCAAATTCTGATATGCAGTGTTCAATTTTGGCTGTGTATTCGACTTGATTATAATATTCCCCATACCCCTCTTGCTTTATAATTTTTACAATATCCCCCTCGTAAATCTCTTTGTTGTTTTTATCTTTTGTCCCTGTATACTGCATTAATTTCACTTTTTCGTCCTCAAATCTATATACATTTTCGTAATTGTGAAATCCAGTAATTGTTATTGTCTTTTTACAAATGTCAATCGAAGTTAAATTATCGCCGTATTCGTCATACTTATCTTGATAAAATATTTTGTAATCAATAAATACTCTAAATTTTATTTCTCTACTCATTTTAATCCTCCTATTCAAATTCAATCTTTATTTTTCTTATCTTTTCTTTAATCTCGTTCAACTCTTTTTCATCTTTTAGTAAGATAGCGTTTATTGTTTCCAGAATAAGAAAAACATCATTTTCATTTTCAAATGTTAATTCCTCCACATCGTAGCTATTTTCTTTCTTTTCTCCAAAATATATTTGAATGTGATTCGGCTTCATATTGGAATTTTTAAATCTTGACTTTTTCTCTTTTTCTTTTCTCAATCTAAATATTTCATCAAGTTTTTCTTTATCTTGTGTGTTCATAAAAATTTATGCTCCTTTCTCTAGTTCTTTGCTTATGTTTTTGTATATAATTTTTAATTCTTTTAGTTCTAAACTGTCTAAATCAAGCAAATCTAAGTTATTCAATACTTCAGCTTGTCTGCTTTCTTCTACTTTTGAAATATTATCCACTATCCATTTTATACATTTCTCTTTTTTTCTTGCTTTTCTTCTTCTGTCATTTTTGGTTTTTCAGTTTTTCTTGGAGTTTTGGTTGCCTGTGTTTCTTCGCCAATTTTGTCAATATCTTCATTTGTATAAAGATAAAGTCCTATACCTGACATCATTGCAAATAATTTTGCCATTCCTCGCATTTGAGCATCGTTTATATCAGATCCTGTTGGATTTGAGATAGGCTGATTTCTTCCGTCTAAAAAAGGATAACGTAGTTGTTCGATTTTTCCTTCAAACTTCATTTCGATTATCACAGTATTATCGTGAATACAACTGCCTTTTTCGTTTAATAATAGTTTCCAACTAAAATTTTCATCTATTGATTTTCCAATTCTGTGAGCATGAGCCCAACTCAAGTATCTTAATTTTTGGACTTTTCCGCTCTTGTATTTTATTTCTTTTGTTTTTATTGCCTCGTCAATGTTATATTTGTATCTCTCATCAAATGTTTTAAGATTTTTAATTTCTTCGATATTCATTTTAAACCTCCATTTTCATAATACTTATACATCTCGTCCATTTGTTGTTCATCGTATTTGTCGTTATCTTCTTTCAATTCCTTGTTAAGTTCCTGCAAGTTCTTAGCAGCGTTCTTAAAAAAGTTAAGGCTTGCATTCTGTTGCTTTATATAGTTATCGGTAATCATCATTTTCTCCTCCAGTTTTCTTTTTTAGCTCTCTCAAGCACCTTAAATACTTCATCAGTGCTAATTTTACATCTGGTTGAAAGTATTTCAACTTCATAGGGAAGTATCTCTTTGTTTCTCAAAAATGCTACCGATATGCTTAAATCGTGCAGTGTTTCTAAAAATATTTCTTTTAAATTGTCTACCATTTCTTTTCTCCTATTTTCTAAAATCTTTAATCGCTCTAGGACACCACCACAGCAACATAGCCATTAAAAACGGAAAAGCTATATTACCGCCAGCAATCCAATGCCCTTTGGTTTGGACAACTTCAATCTGAATCCAAATTGATGTCAGTATCAAAATCATCCATTTCATCATATCCTTTGTTGTCATCAATGCTATTTTCCTCCAGTTCCTTAATTTCTTCTTGATCCATTTCTTTTTCCAGCTGTTCTCTTATTGTCATAATATTTCCTCCTTGTTTTTTATCAAATCAGTTCTCAATTTAACTAATACAAAAAATGCTTCTGCTTTAGTTTTAAAATAGTTCCCTTCTTCTTTTCGTTCTTTATCTGATGTTCTATCTTTATCCACAGTTGAAGAAATAACAAATCTATTTTTGTACATATTAATAAACCAGTAAAGATTTTTATAGTCTTCTGAATAAATAAGAGTTCGCTCATCATCTAAAATAAGATGTATCATACCTAACATGCTGTGTAAATTTTGCATTTCAACATCTTTAATAGTTTTTCCTTGCCTCATTGATAAGTCGATTTCCTTGTGCAATATTTCTTTCATTTCTCTAATTTGTTCTTCTGTTTTCATAAATTCCTCCTAAAATAAATTTTAAATTTTTGTATTAACTTAATTGTGCTATCTATCTAAGAAACATAAAATTAATAAAATTAAGAAAGGAATTCGCCAGTTTTTTCTGCATACCTCAAGCAGTGTACTGTGTGTACTGGTATGCAGAGGTTAATAGATAGCATGATTAAATTAACAATTTTTATGATATTTTATAAGTTTCGGCTATTGAAAGATAGCCAGTTTTATATTATAATTGTCCCAAATATCGTTATTTAAGAACTGGAAAGGAGACATTATGTTTTTAATTATATTTTTGATTATATTTTTAACAATTTTATTTTCAAAAGAAAAAATACAAGAAATTTTTGGATTTATTCTTTGCATGTCAGTAGTAATTTTTGGGTCTGTTTTTTATTATAAAATCACTTTTGATAAAGAAGATTTAAATACTATGTTAACTGTAAGCAGTGTATTTATAGCTATTTCTATTTTTATCAACAAACAAAGATTGGTTAAAATTTCTGTTATAAATTTCTTTTTGACTTTAATTGGTTTTCTGAATATTTTGATTGAAAACAAAATAAAAACAAAAATATCTGCAAATATCCTTTTTACCACTTTAATAATTTTATCCGTCGGTTGGTTTGTTATTGAGTTGGTTTTTTCTATTTATTTAACAAAGAAAAAAGAAGATATAACAAATAAGTAATAAGGAACGAAGCTATAAATTTCCAATAAAAATCAAAAAGCGTGTTTCGTTCTTTTATCGTTTTTAAAATTTTCTTTATTATTTTCATAATTTCTCCTCCCGAAGTTTATTTAAGATAATTAATATCTTATTCAAACCCACAATCGCTTATGGGCTTGGTAAAATATCAGTCGCTTGTCTACCTCTTTCTTATCCATTTAGATAAATTATTATTTGGTTGTTTTTTATTATCACTTTCTTTGTTATAGAATTTTTCTTCTATATAATTCAGCATTTTTTTCCTGTATTTCTGTATTTCCTGCTCATTTGAAGAACTTATTTTTTCTAATAATTTTGTTGCTGTTGCTATCCTTGATTCTGTAACAAGTTCTTTAAGCTCGATTTCAAAAACGTTTTTTGAAAACTCTGAAATATAGTTATCTTTTAAAATTGTTTCAGATAAAATCATTTCAGCGACTATGCCTAGTATTACAAATGAAGAAATATCTTTATTTTTTAAGCAACTTCTGTATTCATAGATGTTACTCATTTTACCTCCTTTGTTTAATTTTTTTGAATAATCTCTTAATTCTGTTTTTTAATTTCTTAGCTTCTCTTTCCTTTTTCACTTTCTCGTTGTTGCTGTTTACTAATGTTACTGATTCAAAATTCATTTTACATCTCTCCTAAATTAAATTGTTTTTATACAAAATAGTAGCCATTTCATCACGTATCATATCGCATTCCTTGTCAAGCTCTTCCTCTTGCTCATCTGTGTAACCAGGATTTTTCTTTTCCCAGTCTTCCCAAGCCTTTGCGTCTTCGATATAGTCGAGAACGATGCTTTCAAATGGTTCAAAATCATAGTCTTCTGCCTCGTATCTGCCAATCAGATAGTTGTGAAAATCTTCCAGCGACATGTATTTTAATTGACTTTCATATTTTGCTTTAAATTCCTTGAATTCGTTTTCAAGAAATTCACAAGATTCTTTATATTCAGCTATCGCTTGGTCTTCTTCTTCGCATTTTCTAGCCCAAGCCAAGTCTCTTGCTCTTTCTACTTGTTCTGCATATTTTAATCCTTCGCTAAAGCTCATTTTTATCATCCTCCTTATTACGTATTTTTGTTTTTCACTTCATTCCGTTTGACAAAATGCAAATGAATGGTTAAAAAAATAATGTATTTTCATTTACAAAACTATTATACTATATTATTTTACATTTGTCAAATATATATTTGATTTTTTTCAAATTATTTTACAAATGTCAAAAAATAGGGTATAATTTTAATAATAATAACGGAGGTTTTTTAATATGAACAAAATAGAAAAGGTTTCTAACGAAATTAGAAAAAGACGTGAAGAACTTGGCTATTACCAAGAAGATGTTATTGAAAAATTAAAAAAGAAGGTGTAGATATTTCAATTTCAGGGCTTTCAAGGATTGAAAGTATGGAAAGACAAAAATTAGATACTAATTTATTAATTGCATTATCTAAAGTTTTGAAAAAAGATTTTATCGAAATGCTTGGACACAATCCTAAAAAACAAGAAAGCAATGTATCGAATGAAATATTTACAAGTTTTATTCAGATACCAATATACGGAATGGCGAGTGCAGGAAACGGATTAATTGAAATGGATGAAAACGTCGAAGAAATAGAATATATAAGTATTCCCAATATAAACAAAAACGTAAAGAAAAGAGACTTCGCCTGCCGAGTAAGAGGGGATAGCATGGAACCACATTATCATGATGGCGATATAATAGTTGTAGATGTTCAGGATGGTATAGATATAAGAATTTTAAATGGACAAGAAGCTTTAATTTATCAAGAAGATTCTAAATATTTGAAGAGGGTATTTTTTGAAGAAGGGACAGGAAATTTAATATTAAAATCTTATAACCCAGCTTATGCAGATTACATAATTCCAAATCATGAACTTGACAAGGTTGAGTGCAAAGGGGTTATAAGTATGGTTATAAGTATGAGAAATAGAAAGTTTATGTTTTAAGAATTATAAAGTTTGTTAGAATCAAATTATGTGGATTTAATATTAAAACATATAAATGTTAAAATTGAGAGGGGAATATATAAGCGAGATGCTTATGAATAAAAAAACTGAAAACTTTTAGGAAATTTTTTTGAAATCTTTAAATAACCTAAAAATCAGTCTTTAATACAATTATAGAAAATTTGACAAAATGTGAAAATTTTTTTATAATCTATTAAAAGAGGTGAAGTAAAATGAATTATGGAGATTCAATAAAAAAAGAAAGAAAAAAAATAGGTTTCAAACAAAAAGACTTGGCAAAAAGAATTGGTATATCAACATCATATCTTTGTAATATTGAAAAAATAACAGGATTCCTTCAGAGAAAATAAAAAGTAAAATAGAAAGGATTTTTAAAAAACAATACAATTCTCTAAATGATGAAAAAATCGAGGAAAAAAATCGAGAAAAAAATACACAAAAAAAGAGTTAAAGGAAATGGAACAAGAAATAATAGAGACTTATGAATTAATGAGAATAGAAAAAAATCCGTTTTCTAAAATAGCTGTTATACAACGTTCTTTGATAGAAATTAATAAAGTGATGGAAGAAAATATGATTATTTTGGAAACAACATTAGAACCATTAAATCAAATTATTTCAAAAAAAATAGAACGCCCATTAAAAACAACAATAAAAAATTTTGAAAAAAATAAAGAGAAGTTGAAAAAATTTTTAATAAACGAATTTTTAATAGAGGAGGATTAAAATGGATTTTAGCAATTTAGTCGGACACATTCCGTTATCGCAATTTACGAAAGAACAAAAAAGAATCTGTATTTTAATGAGAGTAGCTTCAGAGTTTAGGTTTATGAAATTAAAAGATAATAATGTTCCGAAAGCACCAACTGCATATTCAACTAGATTGTGGGGTGTCGGTAGGAAAGCAAAAGGAACTACTAAAATGGTCAACAGGATAGAGGAAGATGTCAAACTTCAAGTGTCAGGAACAGAAGATGAACATGAAATAAAAGAAATTATGAATGAAATTTCAAACGAAATTATCGAACATTCATTAATTATTATGGAAGATTTATTACGAGCAGCAAGGAATGCAAAAACACCAAGCGTTAGAAGAAAGTATATTAAAGCCATCAATAATATTGAATATTTGCGGATGACATTTATGTTAAGTATTGTTTATTATGCAAAACATCTTATTTCAATAGGGGAAAATATTAACCACATAGGATTAACTTTAAAAATAAAAACAGTAGAAAATAAAAAACGAGAACTTAATAATATTTGGAAAGAATTTGCAGAAAGTGATAAAGATTTAGAAGCCTATTCTATTGCTATCCAGAAAACTGAAAAAATATTTGAAACATATGAAAAAGAAGTTGTAGTTAGTAATTCTGATATTGATAAATTGGCAGATGAGCGAATGTTATATAATTTAATGGGAACAAAAAACGTAGATATTTTAATTAATAGGGCAATCGATAAAATTAGAGAAAATTTAACTGGAGAAATCAAACTTTTAGAAACGTATTAACTCGAAAGAAATAGTGCATTTTTAATTTTCTTTGAAATAGTGTTTTAGCAAATTTGTAAAAAAATATAAGAAAGCTGTAAAAGGCTTCTTTTTTTGTTAAAAATATATTTGACAAAATGCAAATAAAAAGTTATAATAAATTTGAGGTGAAAAATATGAATAAAAAGAAGCAAAAAATCTTAATCAAAAACGGCTTTTAAAACTAAAGATAGATAAAGATTTGACATGGGGAAATATTGAGGAAATAACAGGATACACACGACAAAATATAGATTATGCATTTAAAAAAAATACTCAAAAAACAATACAAAAGGTTTTTGAAAAACTGGGAACAGTTTAATTTTTTTTATGCAAATTCATTTGACAAAATGCAAATAAACCCAAAAGAAAAGGAAGGAGGTGCAGGGATGGGAGAAGAAGAAATATCATATGTGCAAGGTAGAAAAATAAATGTAAAGAAAGTTGTAGCTGCATTTGAAAATCTAAAAGGATTAACGGAAGAGGAATTTGAAGAAATTGTAGATATGTATAGACATTATTTTAAAAAAGAAATAAAGAAATCACCCGCAATCTTGAATCGAAAGCGGATGAAATATTTAATCAAACTTTAGAGTATTATAAAAACCTTATTTAGTTTCTACAATTTGAATTAAAGTGGCACTTATTGTATATATTTTGTCTTTATGATGAATGTGAACAGTTGGAATATGTCTAAAACTATCTTCCACAAAGTCTTGTTTATTGTGAATATCTGTGCCATTTATCCAATTTCGTGGACTGAAAAGATTTTCCAAATACCCAATTTGATAATCATCTTCAGTAAGTTCAGTCCATTGTCCAAGTAGACAAGCATAAACTTTATACATAACTATAAACCTCCCTTCTTCTTGATAATTTGTTTTGGCGAATAAATTATAGCACAAAGCGGAGGATTATAAAATGAGAAAAGGGAGGAGGTGTGAGAAGTGAATGAAAAAAATTAATAGAAAAATGTTATGAAGAAATGTTAATTTTTTTAAAAAATAATTTTATTCAAAAAACAGGAATAGAATTAATAGAAGACGAAAATAACATTACTGATATTATACACATTTTTACTGCAATGAGAAAAAGTAAATATAGAGATTCCGAAAAAGAAAAAGAAATAAAACAAGAAATTTATAAAAATTTACACAAATGTACGGAATTGAAAGATTTTAGAAATAGAAATAGAAGATGTGTCCTTTTATTAGATGCATTGAATCGTAAGGACACATATTAAAACTAAATCAAAAAAGACAATGCGATTTTCAAAGAACAAAAATCTTCAATAAATCCTGTACAAATTTCGTTATTATACTCAAAAGTTACACCGCCAAGACCGAAATCTTGGATAAAGATTTCATCTTCTAAATGTAATTTTTCAGTAGTTTCCATAGGAGCAAATTCTCCGTTAGGAAGTAACAGAACTTTAAAATCATTAACTTTTGAAATCGCATAAACGACAGCTTTAACCATAATAACACCTCCTTTCTTGAGGATTTGATTTTATTTGGCGATATTATTATAACTCAAAAGGGGGTAAAAAAGAAATAAGGGAGATGTGGAATGGTATTTATTATTTCAGAAACGTTAATAATATTTGTACTTGTGTGCATAATTGCAAAATTGAAAGTAGAAATTGAAGATTTGCAGGGGAAAATAATTGGATTAAAAATGCAGATTGCGTTTCAAAGATATTTTTCAAATAAAAAGAATAACAGAATCAAAAAGAAAAGCGTAAAAACGTTTAGATATAAAAATTATCAAGTTAAAAAGTAGGAGATATACAAAATGGATGAGAAAAAATTTGAAGAAGGGATAAATTGTTTTGCACAATTGCTTGGTTCTTTTCTTGAGTTACGGAAAATGGGATATACACAGGAAGAGATAAACTGGGCATATAACACGATGAGCGGAAATTTTGTGCCAAATTTTAATGTAAAGAATCTATCTAATTTGATTGAAAGTAGAAAAGAAAATTAAAAAGTAACAAAAAAAGCACTTCAAATGAAGTGCAAAAACCCCTAAGGATAGAGGGGTAGAGGTGGTTTCCGTCTCCTTTCGGAGTTCTATTCTTTTTAATTTATTCAAGTATAACAATTATAACAAAAAAGACTGGAAAAATCCGGCCCAATTTGTCATCGTTTTGTTTAATATCTTGAATAAGTTCCCTTAGGGGTTACCCCAGAGTGATTATATTATATCACAAATTATGAAAAAAGTCAAAATAAAAAATGAAGGAAGAAAAATATGAGAGATATAAGAAAAAGAGGTTGGTTTTGGGTTGAAAACGAACTTATAGACAGAACGGACTTATCGTTTGAAGTGAAGTCAATGTATATGATCTTAGCTAGATTTGCAGATAACGAAGGAAAATGTTTTCCGAGCATAGAAAAATTGGCTGAAATAATTGGAAAAGACAAAAGAACAGTTATCAGATATATCAAAAAACTGGAAGAAAAAGGATTAATTGAAAAGAGAAGAAGATTTAACCAAACAAATATTTATTGTTTAAAAAATGTTGCTTTTAATAGTGACAAAAATGATAGTGACAAGGATGTCACTTCCCTAGGTGACACTGGTGTCACTTACAATAGTGACAAAAATGTAAATCTAAAAAGACCCATAGAAAAAGACCCAATTAAAAATACCCAATATAAAGAAAAATATAAAAAAGAAAAATTAAACAATATTGAGTGTTATGTGATGTCATTGGAAAAAGATGAGAACTATAAGCAACTGCTTTTTAAATTTATAAAATATCGTAAGGAAATAAGGAAATCATTAAAAACAACAAGTCCGTTAAAAGCTCTCATAAAAGAATTTCCATTATATAGCGACTTAAAAGAAGCTTTAGAAATAATGGAAACAAGGGAATGGAGAACAGCAACAGTTGAATGGGTAGAAAATTATAAAAACAGTTTAGGAGGAAATAACAATGGAAACACAGGGAATAAGAGAAGCTATACAGGAAATGCTGAGAAAAAAGGGTTTGACAAGCACAATGATTATAAGCCAGACTACTCAAAGGGATTTGATGACTGGAATTAGTGTGCCAACTGTATCATCGAGTATTTTCAAAGAACAGAACATTCGAAAATATATGGGCTTGTCAAGATTAACGGAACAGGATTGGCATAAAAGATTCGAGAATGCAGAAGTTAAAACGCCAGAAGAAATTGAATTTAAGAAGTCGTTTGAGAAATATTGTAAAAACTTCGAAACAATCAAACAAAAAGGGCTTGGAATATTAATGAGCGGTAATCCTGGAACTGGGAAGACTTATTACACAACCTGCATAATGAACGCTTTGAATCAAAAATATCTTGTTTACAAGACGACTTTATCCGATTTGCTGGAAGAAATCAGAAAAATCTATAAAAGTTTTGAGAATGAAAATGATGATTTTTTGTTTGAAAGATTATCGAAAGCGGAATTAATAATTTTTGATGACCTGGGAAATGAATTTTTGAGTGACTGGGGAAAAGAAAAAATGTTTATGATTCTGAATTTTATTTATGAGAACAATAAGCCACTAATAATAAACACAAATTTAGATGCTAAGCAATTATCAAGTTTTTTCAACATAAACGGCAGTGATAAATTATTAGACAGAATCCGAAGCAAATGCAAAACTTATATTTTTAATTGGGAAAGCCGAAGAAAAGATTTATACAAAAAAGATTTTGAGGAATTATATTAGGAGGATGAATGCAAAATCTAAAAAGAGAAAAACCAGGAACTTATAGAATATAGAGAAGAAAACGGTACATTAGACTGGAACTGGAGGAACAAATGAAAAGATGTAAAAAGGACGTGACTTTAGGCGAAATAAAGGACATAGAGTATCTTTTTTATCATGAAAATCTTAGTGCTTATGAAACAGCAAAAATTTTGGAGATAAAAAAAGGCAGAGTGGACAATATTAGCCACAAATATTTGAAAAATCAAAGAAAAAGAAAGAAAATAGACACGGAAGAAAAAAATAAAATAGTAAAAATGTTTGAAGAAAAACACCTGCATTATATCGCGATAGCCCGAAAAATGAAGAGAAGCAAGTATACGGTAAGAAATATAATAAGGGAGGAAACAGGAAATTATAACAACAACAGATTTATTTTTAAGAATTCAAGAAAAATATGGACAAAAGAAGAATTTGATTATGTGAGAAAAAATTACAAAGAACACACAGCGAAAGAAATAGCCAGAACTTTAGGAAGAAGTGAAGTGGCTGTTTTTACTAAAATAAGAGATTTGAGAAAAAATGAGAAAATCGACTACAAGCCAAGGGGAGGACATCCAAACTTTCGCATCGTTCTGAAATTATAGATTCTAGTTGAAAGGGGGAAACGAAAATAAAACTTATCTGCCTAAAGATAGATAATAACGAATTAAAAACAACCAACAAAGATGAATGGCTTAAATTCATAAAAAGTCATCGTGGCAATGTAAAAAGCATAGAGCAGTTTAACTGGGAAATTCCTGAAAATAAATTGCAGAAGGCGTTGGAGTATTCTTATGATGAACTTTATAAATTTAAGCTGGAAGAAGGGAGAGAAAAGGATTGATAAAGTTAGAATTATCCATAATGCCACCGTCTGTAAATACATTGTGGGTAAATAAGCACAGAGGACGGTATAAATCAAAAAGGGGCAAGGAGTTTGAAGAGATAGCCAAGTATGAATTAAAAAAGCAGTACAAAGGCGAGGTAACAAAAAAACGGCTCAAGGTTGAGATATGGCTTTATTTTAAAACTAGAGCCAAGAGAGATATAGACAATTACAACAAGGCTATTCTAGATAGTCTTAAAGGAATTGTGATTGAGGATGACGAACTTATAGACGACCTGGCTGTACACAAGATAAAAGGGCATGGCAAGGATAAGGTTTATATTGAAATTTTAGAGAGAGGGAATTAAAAATGGACCAATGGGGAAAATTAGTTGGATTAGTAAAAGAATTTTATATTGCATTTGGGCAACAGGAATTTTTAGAAAAAGAAATAACCGACGAAAGAATAAAATTAAGAAAAAAGTTATTTGATGAAGAATTTAAAGAATATGAAGCGGCAGAAAAAAATAATAACAGAGTAGAAATGCTGGATGCAGTATGCGATATGAATTATATATATCTTGGAACTTTACTTGAAAAAAACAACGGAGATGTAGATGCAGTTGTAAAAAATATTTTTTTGAAGGAGACATGATATTTGAAAAAATATGGGCCAAGATTGAAAAGAATAAATTTGATAAAATTTTTTGTGACGCATTTGAAGAAGTTCACAGAAGCAATATGTCAAAACTTGAAAATGGAAAAGCAATTTTCAGGAAAGACGGAAAAATTTTGAAAGGGAAAAATTATTTTAGGCCCAATTTAAAAAAATTTATTGAATAAAAAACTAAAACAGGACAATGACAACTAAATATAATAACTGTGAAACCTAGAAATATTGTGGAGTTTATAGAGTATAATAAAAAATTTTAAAAAAGTAGTTGACAAGTTAGTCCCAATGTGTTATAGTTATATGGGACTAACGAAAGGAGAAGAAATGGAAAAAAGAGATTTAAATATTTCTTTTTACAAAGCTGGAAACGGAACTGCAACTAGATTGACAGTACCTATTACTTGGTTAAGAAAATTAGGCGTTACACCAGAAGATAGAACCGTTGAATTGTTTTTCGATGAAGAAAACAACCAGTTAATATTGAAAAAGAAATAAAAAATCTCCTAAAATCCTTTTAGTTAGACTTTAGGAGAATACAGTACAATAAGCACCTCACAACCTTATTATACTGTATAAACTCCAAAAAATCAATATTTTTAGGAGGAAAAATTATGACTTTTGAACAAAAATTAGGATTTGAAGTAGCGAAGGAAATGCTTGACACACACAATGGAGAATTGCAGAAGGCAAAAGATGAATTTTTTGAAGTGTTTGGAGAAATTTGGGAAAAGGCAAAAGAAAAAGGAATCAAAATGTTTGACTTGGAAGAAGCCTTATATAATTACTTAGATACAATCAAGGAAGAGTACTATAAAGCTGGAAGAGCAATTGACGGTGTAGTTGAAAGAGAAACTTTAAAAAACGAAGTGGCAAAAGCCAAGAAAAAGAAAATAGTATAATGGAGGATAAAAATGAGAAATGAATTAACAGTATTTGAAAATGAAAAATTCGGAAAAGTAAGAGTAGTTACAGAAAATGAAAAACCTTATTTCAATTTAAATGATGTATGCGAGATTTTAGGATTAAAAAATCCTAGACAAGTAAAATCAAGACTAAATCCAAAGGGCGTCATTTTGGTGGACACCCTTACAAGTGGCGGAAAACAGCAAATGAATTTTATAAATGAAAGTAATTTATATAAATGTATATTCCAAAGTGATAAACCTGAAGCAGAAGCAATTACAGAGTGGGTAACAGGAGAGGTATTGCCAACAATCAGAAAAACAGGAATGTATGTAACAGATGAACTATTAAATAATCCTGATTTAGCTATAAAAGCCTTTACGAGATTGAAAGAAGAGCAGGAGAAAAGAATGCGTTTAGAAAAAGAAATAGAAGAGCAAGCTCCAGCAGTCGCTTTTGCAAATTCCTTGACAGTATCCAAAGATTGTATTTTAGTTAGAGAGCTATCAAAAATATTAAAGCAAAATGGAATTGATGTTGGAGAAACGAGATTATTTGAGTGGTTAAGACAAAATGGATATTTAATTTCAAAAGTAGGCTCTGATTGGAATTTGCCCACACAAAAATCAATGAATCTAGGGCTATTCGTGATAAAAGAAGGCACTAGGATGTCAACAACAGAGGGTTCAAAAATTACAAAAACTCCAAAAGTAACAGGAAAAGGACAGCAATATTTCCTGAATAAATTTTTAAAAAATAACAGACTTATGGAGGTAAATTAATGGAAAATCTAGAAATACAATTTGAAGAAAATTTGGCCAAAACACTAGAAGTATTAGCAAAACAAAAAGGAATTACTGTAAAAGATAAAGTTGACGGCGAAAATCTTTTATATGAATACATTGCGTTTGAATTAGCAGCACCTACAAACCTCTTTGATGAAATAAAAGAATTTTTGAATAGTAAAATTGATGAAATGTTTAAATAAAAAATAATAAAGTTCACAGTTATTAATTTAGCTGTGATTTTTTTTATGTGAAAATCAAAAAAATGAGGAAATTTTATAACAATTAACAAAATATTCGTTTTAAAATGAAAAAAATAACTAAATTTTACATTTTAAATCAAAAACAATTGATTATGGAGGAAAAATGGATGAAAAAGAGAAAACATTCAAAAGAATAAAAGAAAAGATATTATGTAATACAGAAATGAACAACCGTGACTTTGAGTTTGCGAAACTTAACGCCAATTTATTTAAGGGTATTAAATTTATCAAGAAAAGAAAGGCTAAGAAGAAATGGCTTACACGGAAATCAAAAACAGCGAGATAATAATAACATTAGCCGTAGAAAAAGTTTATCCAGGACTTAAGCAACAGCTGGAAGAGCGTCTTAATAATTTTCCGATCAAAGTTATTCCTGTAAAAAAACTATCACAGGCACAGAATGGCTTGATACACGTTTTGTTAAAGCAGTTCGGAGATGAGATTGGGTACACTTTAATAGAGATTAAGGAACTAATGAAAGAGCAGTTTGCAATATCCACAGACATATTAGACTTTTCAACGGCAAAATGCGATATGGAAACGGCAAATGAATTTATATCGTTTATCATAGAGCAGGCATTGGAACTTGGAATAAATTTATATATTCTAGGCAGGCACGATAAAAGATATAAACATATACTGGAAATTGACAATATAACACAAAGATACGTGATTGCCTGCTTGAAAAAAAGAGTTTGCTGTATCTGTGGAAAAGAGCATAATGAGTACAGCACAATAGAACTGCATCATTGGAATTCGGTAGCGAGCATAGGTGGATATGAAAACTGTGACGGATTAAAAACACCATTTATGAGCTTATGTACCAAGCATCATCAGGAATTCCACGCAACAGGCAAGGAAACGTTTAAGAATAAATATTATATTGAAGGGGTGTGGTTAAATGTGGAACTTGTTAAGGAATTGAAAAAGATTTATAAAAATCATTTTAAGGCGTTTAAGGGGGATGAAATATGACTGAAAAAGAAAGAGAATTTTTAAAGGAAGTAGACATGCTTGAGGATCCTGACGATGCAGATATGGATTTGCTGGTTGAACTTTACGAGAATTTTGAACCATTTAAAACAGAATATGAAAAAGATAAGAATACTGGAGATGAAATATGGGAATTTTACTATGAAGTTGGAGGAAGGATTTTTTTTCTGAGAAAAATTGAATATGAGGAAGACTTTGAATTTGACTATATGGCAAAATTTGAACTGGATTCAGAAAAGTTCAGTCACAGAAAGTCGTTTTAGCTGTAATAACAGCTTGAAATGTAGTATTTATAAGAAAAAAGATTAGTCGTAAAAAGTCGATTGAATTAGAGAAAGGTTAGGAAGAGAAATGGAAAAATTACTATTAGCTACGATACTGTTAATTTTAACAGGCTGTGGAACTACATATTACGAGAAATTTCAACAAGAGTGCAGGCAATATAAAGTTGTTAAAAAGTTAAAATCTAAAACAAGTAAAAAGATATATCTGAAATTTGAAAACGGTAGTATACACGAGGTATCGCCAATATTGAAATATTGGGATATAGAAGAAAATCATAAATTGAAGAAATGCGATTTTTAGGAAAAATTTATAAAACAGGACAATGACGGTTGAATATTTTTAATTTCAAGGTATAATAAAATGTAATGATACTACGTTAAGGAGTTCAACTATGAATAATAATAGGGAAGAAATAAAAGTGAAATTTTGGAATGAAACAGGAGATAACTATATAGAAACAACTATTGTTCTAGATAAATATTACGAAAAATGGATAAAGGAACTTTTTAATTTTATTTTAAAGATTAAATCAGAACATAAAAAGTATTATATACAATCATTATTCTGTTTAGAATATAGTTTTTTTGAACAAGCGGAAGCAACGACTGCTCAATTTTTATATTTTTTAGCAAAAGAAGAGATGAGTCAAATGACAAGGAATAATACATTAGAGCTTTTATGTGATTATTCTTCAAATAATGATAAAGATTTGAGGGAAAAATTATTTAACTATTTGATAAAACTTTGTAGAGATAAATTTAATGATATTTTTGTAGCTCATTTTTTTGATTTTTTTATAGGAATTTGGTCAAATTTTGAAGCTGCAGTTACAAGTATTTGTTTATCGTATGAAGAACAATTTCAAGAAAAAATTAATAACAGTAATTTTAAAAAAATGTGCAAGTTTTTAAATAAACATTTAGAAAATAAAGAAAGTATTGATGAGTTCAAAAAAAGAAAAATGAATTTCAAAATTTTTTTCCTAATTATCTATCTTTTTTCTGATAAAATAAATTTATTATTTAAAGATGTACTTTCTAAATCATCTTATTCAAGAGATATAAAAAAAGATAAGAAAATTATAGAATTTTGTATAAAATCAAGAAATACTATACACAACAATGGAATAAATCGTATGGGTTCAGATGAAATAGAAATCAATGGAGAAAAAATTACTTTAAATAAAAATGAACCTGCATATTATAAATCCTTTTTTTCTATGATTACTTTAGTTAATGAAATTTTTTGATATTTATTTAGAAATTTTAAATTCTTTCCAAAATAAACAAAATAATAAATTAAATCAATCAAAAGAAAAATAAATTTAAGATTTTTATTGAAAATAATAATAGAAAATGATATAATGAAAGAGGTAATAAAGTGTTACAAAAAGAGCAACTAGAAGAAATTGAGAAAGATAAAAATTGTTTTTTTATAATAGATATTTTGAAATTAAAAAAGAATAACGAAAAGACAGAAGCAAGAGCGATAATAGAAAATGGAAAAGTAGTAAGAAAACTTTTTTTGAAAAATAGAATAGAATAAGTTGGCAAAAACTTAGAACTTGTGAGCCGATTTATAGATAAACTATAGAAATATAGTCTATTTATAAGTCGGCTCTTTTTTTGTCAAAAAATAAAAAGGATTTAATAATATGATAACTATAGCGACTATATTTTATTGCTTAGTAATACCAGTTGTATTAATAATTATTACAAGTTTAATCAAAAGATGGTTGCGAAAATATATAGAGAAAAGAATTGACGAGGGCCTTACTCTTTTAGAAAACCTTGAGAGTATAAATGATGAACTGGATACAAAAATAGATAGTGTAAAGATAAAAGTATATAATATGTATCTTGATAGATGTAGAGAGAGCTTGAGAAAGAAAAGAGAGATGGATAAAGAGATTAGGCAAATAACACAGAAGATAAAAGACAAAATATCAAAAAAATAAAAAAAGGTACTTTGGAGAGACTTTTTTGCCCTGTGGGTCTGGCGAGTCCCGAAAAATATTTAGATACAAGTTTTTTTTAAGTTCATTTCCGTTCCGAAGGAGGTGTTTATGTTAGTAAAAGAAAATCAAATAATAAAAGTGACAGAATTAGCGAAATTACTGGGAATAACGGATAGACACCTTCGGAATTTGGCTAATGAAGGAATAATCAAAAAAACGGAAAAAGGCAAGTATTTATTTTTTGAGAGTGTTCGAGGATATATTGAGTACATAGAAACTAAAAATGAAGCAAATGTAGACTTGAAAGATGAAAAAATTAGGGAAGAAATAAAGAAAATAAAAAAAGATACGGAATTAAAAGATTTGAAAATTAAGGAATTGAAAAATCAATTGCATCCAGCGAGCATAATTGAGAAAGTGATGACAGATAGCCTTATGAATTTGAAAGGAAGATTGCTTTCTTTGTCTAATCGGCTAGCCCCACAATTAATTGCACTCGATAATTTAGGTGAAATTCAAGAAGTGATTCAAGATTCGATATTAGAAGCGTTAGAAGAACTTAGTGAATATAATCCAGAGTTATTTAAAAATAAAAATTTTATTGAAGATGATGACGAAGAGGAAGGTGTGGAAAAAGTTGAAAAACGGAAACGTGGTAGACCTAAAAAAGGCAAATGATTTATTTAAAAAAATATTTTCTGTTTTAAAGCCTCCACCTAAACTAACAATAGATATGTGGGCAGATAGGTATAGAGTGTTGTCAACCAAAAGTTCAGCTGAACCTGGTAAATGGAGAACTGACCGTGTTCCTTTTCAAAGAGAAGTTATGAGAGCTATATCAAGTAAAAAAACAGAAAAGGTAGTAATGATGTATGGCGCTCAATTGTCAAAAACAGAACTTCTTATGAATACGTTTGGGTACTACGCCGATTACGAACCGTCTCCTATAATGTTCATGATGCCGACAAAAGATATGGCACAAGACTTTTCAACCACAAGACTTAACGACATGATTCAGTCAACGCCACAATTGAAAATAAAATTATTGAGAACGAAAATTCGAGAGACACAAAAAGACAAAAGGAATTTCCAGGTGGATACATTGTATTAATCGGAAGTAACTCAGCAGCAGAATTAGCGAGTAGGCCAATCAGAGTTTTGCTTGCTGATGAGATAGATAGATTCCCATCTAATGTAAAAGATGAAGGAGATACATTGAATTTAGCAATTGAGAGAACTAAAACTTGGACATTGAATAGAAAAATTGTTTTAACAAGTACACCCACAATTAAAGGGGAAAGCAGAATTGAAAGAGAATACGAAAATAGTACACAGGAAGAATATTATATCCCTTGTCCAAAATGCGGAACAATGCAGAAATTAGAATGGAGAAATATAATTTTTGAAAATGTAGGGCATAAATGTTCGGATTGTTTGGAAGTTTCCAATGAGTATGAATGGAAAAAAATATGAAATATGGCGAATGGATAGCTGGAAATAATGAAATTGACAGTGAATTAGTCAGAGGATTTCATATTAGTGAATTGTATAGCCCCTTTTCGACTTGGAAAAGCATTATTAAGAAGTTTAAGGAATCAACAGGAGATGTTCAGATGATGAAAGTGTTTACTAATACTGCACTTGGAGAAACTTGGGAAGACAGGATAGAGAGAATAAATTTTGCGGACTTGGAATCAAGAAAAGAACATTATGGATGTGAAATTCCTGATAAAGTTTCAGTACTGACTGCAGGAGTAGATGTGCAGGATGACAGGTTAGAAGTAGAAGTTGTTGGGTGGGGTGTCGGAGAAGAAAGCTGGGGAATTTATTACAAGGTATTTATGGGTAGTCCTGCTGAAAATTATGTCTGGGAACAGCTTGATAGATTTTTAGATACTGAATTTTCTTATAAAAATGGAGAAAAAATAAAAATTATTTGTACTTGTATTGATACAGGAGGACATTTTACACAGGAAGTTTATCAATATGTAAAGCCACGGGAAATAAAACGGATTTTTGGAATCAAAGGACAAGGTGGAGACGGAAAATCATTTATATCTAAACCTACTAAAACAAATAGAATGGGAATAAGTTTGTTTGTTTTGGGAGTTAATTCAGGGAAAGAAACTATTTTATCAAGATTAAAGATTGATTTACCTGGACCAAAATACATGCACTTTCCTGATAATGTCGAGCGTGGATATGATGAGGCATATTTTAAAGGGATTACTTCAGAAGTTAAAACAACCGTCTGGGAAAAAGGGAAGAGAAAAACTATATGGAAAACAATTGGAACTAAACGGAATGAGCCACTTGATATTAGAAATTATGCTTATGCAGCATTATTAATAGCAAATCCAAATTTAGAAAGAAAATATACAACGGAGGCAATAAAGCAAACCAAGGCTGTTAAAAAAAGAAAAATATTATCGAAAGGAATCTAAAAAAAATGGGAAAATCAAATTATTCGAGAGAATATATTTTGGAAATGATTGTTGAATACGGTAAAGCCGAACGGGCGGCTTTAACAGGAAAAAGCTATAAAATTGGGACAAGAGAACTCGCTCGAATGGGGATAGATGAAATAAGAAAAGGGAGAGCTTATTGGGAAAATGAATTGCAAAAATTAAATAGTATTGGGAAAAGAAGAGTGAGAAGAGGTGTTCCTAGAAATCTTTAGCAGAAAAGGAGGTGTTTTATGAATTTTATTGATAAATTGGTAACGGCATTTAATCCAGAAAAAGGACTTAAAAGGTTTCAAGCAAGAAGAAAATTAGAAATTCTTAATACTGGATATTCAAATCACGGTGCTTCGACTACTAAAAAATCAATGCTAGGCTGGCAAAGTGCTGGTGGTGGAGTAAAAAAAGATATTTATAAAAATCGTAAAAAATTAATTGAGCGTTCAAGAGACTTGTACATGGGAACTTCTGTTGCTACTGGGGCATTAAAAACTATTAATACGAATGTTGTCGGGAGCGGATTAAAATTAAAGTCCGCTATTGATAATGAAACAATAGGCATTAGTGATGAAGAGGCAGAAACTATAGAAAGTTTGATAGAAAAAGAATTTGAGCTTTGGTCTAAAGATAAGATTGATAATTTAGGGACTATGAATTTTTATCAGATTCAGGAACTTGTGTTTTTGACAGTGTTAATGAATGGGGAATGCTTTATAAAATTAAATTATTTTGAAACTCAAAAAAATCCGTATAGTTTAAAACTGGAAATCCTAGAGCCTGACAGAATATACACTCCAAATAATATGATTTCAGATAAAAGTGTGGTTGAGGGTGTGAAAATAGATAAAAACGGAAGAATTGAAGGCTATTATGTTTCATCTGAACATCCATTAGACGCAACTGGGGGAGTAAGCGAGAAACTTATAAAAGTTTATGGAAGTGAAAATCAAAAAAATATAATACATCTTCTTTTCACAGAAAGACCTGAACAGGTAAGGGGGATACCAATATTATCACCAGTTATCGAAAATCTAAAACAGCTTGGAAATTATACTGAAGCCGAACTAATGGCGGCAGTCATAAGTGGAATGTATGCAATTTTTATTGAAAGCGAGGCGGAAAATTCAAGCGGTGCTGATGTAGGCGAACTTGAAGCAGTTGAAAATGATTTGCTGGTAGATTCGGAAGATGAAACTACTATAGAACTTGCACCAGGAATGGTTGTAGGACTTAATCCAGGAGAAAAGGCAAAAGCTACAAATCCAGGAAGACCGAATGCGCAATTTGACCCATTTGTAACGAGTATTTTAAGACAAATAGGGAGTGCTTTAGAAGTTCCGTATGAACTTTTGATTAAGCATTTCACGGCGAGTTATTCAGCAAGTCGTGCGGCACTTTTGGAAGCATGGAAAATGTTCAGAAAAAGACGAGAGTGGTTTTCTGAAAACTTTACTCAACCAATTTATGAAGAATGGTTAAATGAAGCTTATTTATTAGGGAGAGTAGAACTTAAAAACTATGGAACTGATTTCCTTATAGATAAAGCTTGGTGTGGGTCACAATGGAATGGACCTTCGCAAGGGCAAATTGACCCATTAAAAGAGGCTAATGCTGCTGTTATAAGAATTAATAATGGATTATCAACTAGAACTAGAGAAACGGCAGAGCTAAATGGTGGAGATTTTGAACAAAATGTAAGAATTTTAGCAAAAGAAAATAAATTATTAAAAGAGAAAGGAGTGGTAATAAATGCCGAAACAACTAAAATTTTGGAATCTAGTGAAGAATGAGGAAGAAAAAACGGCGGAACTTATACTTTATGGGAGTATAGGAAGTGATGAGTATTGGGATGATGTATCCGATAAGGTATTTAAACAAGATATAGAAAACCTTGGAGATGTGGAAAATATTACTTTATATATAAATAGTCCAGGTGGGAGTGTATTTAGTGCTGTGGCAATAGCGAATACTCTTAAAAATCACAAAGCTAAAGTGACGGCAAATATTGATGGTTTGGCAGCAAGTGCTGCAACTATTATAACAAGTGCTTGTGATACTGTAAGAATGCCTAAAAATGCTTTATTTATGATTCACAATCCAATTACTTTTGCTTATGGGAATAATCAAGAAATGCAAAAAACTGTTGAAATGCTAAATAAAGTTAAAAATAGCATTATTGAGACATATCTAAATAAAGCAAAGACTGATAAGGAAACTTTATCTGAATTAATGGATAATGAAACTTGGATGGACGCAGAAACAGCTAAGGAATATGGATTCGTTGATGAAATCGTGAATGAAGAAGTGGGAAAAGAATTTGTAGAAAATAAATTAATTATAAATAACATGGCTTTTGATATCTCAAAATTTAAAAATTTTAGAAAAGTAAAAGATATAGTTATTGATAATAAAAAAAATACTAAGGAGGTAAAAATGACTTTAGAAGAGTTAAAAAACCAATTTCCTGATTTGTATGATTATGTATTAAATGAGGGAAAAAAATTGGAAAAGAGGAAGAAAGGGAAAGAATAAAAGCTATTGATGATATAGGGGTCAATAATTATTCTGACTTAATAGAAAATGCGAAATATGTAAATCCTATGTCAGCTAGTGAATTGGCTATTAATATTTTGAAAAAGCAAAAAGAAGAAAAAGCTCAAAAGTTGCAAAATATTAAAAACGAAAGCCAAGGTAATTTTATACCACCAGCTGCGAATGATGGAACAACGCATGGCAAAAAAGAAGAAAAACAGTTTATGGGACTTGATATTATGACTATTTTTTCTAAAATGAATAAAAAAACAGAGGAGGGGAAATAAATGGATTTTGTAACAAAAGGCAATGAATATGCCAGTGAACAATTTTTGAGCGGTACAGGACACAGATATATGGAATTTGAAGTGCCGCAAGGTAAAAGTGTAAAAAGAGGTGATGCTGTAAATGTAACTGCCGAACTTTCAGATGGAACTGATTTATTTGGAATAGTTATGGAAAATGCTGACGGAACAACTGTGAAAACTAAAACAACTGTAGCTATTTCAGGGGAATTCATTTTTGAGGGATTAAATGTGAAAGCAGGTACACAAAAAGCAGATTTTACAAAAGCAGCTAGAGATAAAGGTATTGTAATAAAAGGATTAGGAGGTAAGGAATAATGCCAGCAGTAATAGAATTTATTGGGTTGTATGACCAGAATGTGATTAGACCGAAATCATTTATAAGAGACAGTTATTTTAAAAATAGAAAAACATCAGAAAATCAAAAAATGGAAATAGAATTTAGAAAAGGAAGACAACTTGTAGCTCCTTATGTATCTGAATTTATTCCAGGAACAGAAATGGTAAAAAATACTTATGAAAGTAAATTTTTTCAAGCTCCAAAAGTAGCACCAAAAAGAACTTTTTCAGCTTTTGAGCTATTTTTTAATAAAACGGCAGGGGAAACTATATATGGTGGAAAAAGTCCTGAAGAAAGAAAAGCGGACTTGCTTGCTGAATCGTTTGCGGAATTTGAGGAACAGATTACAAGAAGAGAAGAAATTATGTGTACTGAAGCATTGTTTAATGGAAAAGTTGTTGTGGAAGGTGAAGGAATAAAAGGAGAAATTAAATTCGGAACAGTTGAAGAAATTACTCCTGCTACTTTATGGACTCAGCCTAATGCTGATATAATCGGAGATTTGCAGGCGGCTATAACAAAAATTGGAGAAACTACAGGGTTAAGACCTGAAATGATTTTAATGGATCCTGTGGCTGCAAAATTGTTTGTAGAAAATGAAAAAATTCAGAAATTACTGGATATTAGAAATTATCACGCAGGAGAAATCAATCCTAGAGAAGTTGCAGGTGGAGCAATCTATATAGGAACTCTTGCACCATTTGGATTGCCTATTTATTCTTATCAATCACAACATTCTGTATTAAAAGCTGATGGGAAAACGTATGAAAATAAGCCACTTATCCCTGAAGGTAAAGTTTTATTAGCACCAAGCAACAATACGATTGTCTATGGGCCAGCAGCGGATGTAAAGCAAGGAATTATTGTGGCAGAGCGTTCGGTATTTACTGATGAAGATTCAAAATCTAACACTGTAGAAATCAGAACTGAATCAAGACCTTTGCCAGTTGTATACGATATTGAAGCTATAAAAATACTGAAGGTTAAATAGGAGGTTGTGATGAAGTATAAAGCATTAAAACCTTTGATTTATAGCGGAGTTAGTTATGAAACAGGGGCGGAAGTAGATATTTTGGAAAAATCAGTTGTAAAAAGCTGTCTTGAAAGAGAATTAATTGAAGAAATAAAGGATACTGCTGAAAAAGTAGTATCTAAAACTTCAGTTGATGAAGATAATCAAGATATAGAAAAAGATAATAAAGAAGATAAAAAGAATAAAAATAAATAGGTGATAATTATGAATTTTAAAGAAATGGTTGCCAATGATATTGAAAATGTATTTTTGAATATTGATGAATTTGGTACAACGCATACTTTTAATGGACGTGAAATTAAATGTGTGATTGATGAGGAAAATTTTCAGAATAAGCAGAAAAATGGGCTTATTACACAGGAAGAAGGAACTTTTCAGGAAGGATTTACAGTCTTTGTTGGAGAAAAGGATTTAAGAATTAAGCCACATCCTGGGGAAATGATGACGTTGGACGGTGAAACTTATGAAGTTATGCTAAGTAAATTTAATATGGGGATACATGAGATAGATTTGGTGAAATATAAGGAGGTCTAAATGTTTGATGTAAAATTAGATCCGCATCAACTGGAAAAAGTAGAAAGTGCATTGAGTCAATTTCCTGATAAATTTCCAAAAGCTGTGGCATTTGCAGTAAATCGTTCTCTTGCAATGACGAAAACGGAGCAAATGAGAAGAACTACTGCAATGTATACTATTGCAAGAGGAAAATTGGCAGAATCAATAAACGTATTTAATGCCAGTTCAGGAAACTTGGTTGGAAAAATAAATTCAAAAGGGGGAATGATTGGGTTAGATCATTTCAAATTAAATCCAAAAACAAGAAGAAAAACAATGGTTTCAGCAGTAGTCAAAAAAGGAGAAGGTGGAGATTTACCAAACGCCTTTATCGCTTATTCTGACGGAAGATTGGGAGCATTTACAAGAGAAACAGGAAAATCTTTGCCAATAAAACGTAGAATGGGACCATCTGCTCCTCAAATGCTTGGAGAATTAAGTATCCTTGATTATTTACAGGGATTTATGGAAGAGAAATTTAATATAAGAATAGATCACGAACTTGGAAGGATATTGGAATAATGATTCATACAGAAAAAAAGATTTACGAGTTTCTTAAAAAGATAATGGAAGAAAAAGGATTTAATGTTTATAGAGGTTTCTTACCTTCAAACAGTTTTGAAGATAGAGAAAACGGAAAAAAGACAAACGATTATTTTCCATTTGTAATTTTAAGAGCATTAGAGTTTAGACAGGATAGAGCTGGAGTTGGATATTATAACGCTTTTTCTGATTTTGAAATTTGGGTTGGGACGAAAGAGGAAAAAGAAGAGGATTATCTAAAAAACTTGGAAATGGCTAGATACATAGCTGGAAAACTTCTTGAAGAAACAACAAGGGTTAAAAATAATATTGGGAATGCAGAGTTTGTATTGGAGCAGAATAAAGAAATCAAGGTTGCTTTTTATAGCGATCAGGCTAATCCATATTTTTATTCTAGGCTAAAATTTACAGCTTATGCAGAACCTATTGTGTCAGAATATACAAATTTATAGGAGGAAAAATGGAAACAGAAACAAGATATGTTTATATAGGCAATAATATTGATTTGCCTGATGTGAGACTTAACAAGAGCGGGATATATTTTGGAGAAAAAATTGAAGAAATAAGAAAAAAATATCCTTTGCTTGAAAAATTGCTTATTAAAGCAGATGATTTACCTTTTGCAGAAAAGAATGAAATCTTGCTTGAGCAACTAACAGATGAACTTTTAGAAAGTGTGAAAGGAGAAAACGATGGCGTATAAACACGGAACGTATCAGACGGAAGCGGCAAGCGACATAAATTTGCCTGTTACACTTGATTATGGGCATTTTATCGTAGGAATGGCACCAATTCATAAAGTTAAAAAAGAAAAAAGGAAAACTAATGAAGTTGTGAGAATTGGAACGCTAAGAGAAGCTATTGAATACTTTGGAGATACTTATGATTTAGACTTCAGTATCTCTCAGGCAGTAAAAGTATTTTTTGAGCTTTATGCAGTAGCACCTTTATTTGTTGTAAATATTTTGGATTTGGATAAACATAAGTCTGATAACAAAAAAACAGCACAAGGACTGGAAATAAAAAATGGGAAAGTTCTTGTTAAAAATCACAAAATAATAACAGATACCCTTGTTGTAAAAGATAATTCAACGAGTTCAGAAATATCGGATGCAAGATATTTATGGACAGATGAAGGGCTGGAAATTTATGCAACAGCACCAAATAATAATAAAATTGACATCGAATATTACGAAGTGGATTTGACAAAAGCGAAAAAAGAGGAAGCAATTGGTGGATATAACATTAACACAATGCAAAGAACTGGGCTTGATTTAGTCGATGAAGTATATTTGAAATTTTCAGAACTTCCAGCATTTATTGATGTTCCAGATTTTTCAAATGACAGTGCAGTAGCAGCTGTAATGGTGACAAAAGCTAAAAATATAAATTCAGGAATGTTTGAGGCAATAGCTTTGATAAATGCGCCTTCGGACAAAAGATATGATGAAATTGTATCTTGGAAAGACAGTAAAAATATATTGTCAGAAGATCAGATAATTTTATACGGTTACCCAAAACTATCAGGAAATATTTATTTCCATTCTATCCACTATGGAGCATTATCATTAAAAGTGGATTCAGAAAATGACAACATTCCATCACAAGCACCTTCAAATCATGCTTATAAAATAGATGCCTTAGCATATAAAAATTCAAGTGGAAATTTTGAAGAAATAATGCTGGATAAGGAACAACAAGCGAACTTTTTGAATAAAAACGGAGCTGTAACGGCAATAAATTTTAAAGGTTGGCGTTGCTGGGGAACAGAAACAGCCAAGAACCCTCTAGCAACAGATCCCAAAGACAAGTTTGGCTATACTCGTAGAATGTTCAAGTATATAGGGAACGAATTAGTAATTAGTTATTTCAATAGCATAGATAAGAGATTCACGCTTAAATTGGCTGAAACTATTACAAAGTCTATGAATATAAGATTGAATGGACTTGTTGCAGCTAATCATTTCCTTGCTGCAGAGGCTGTATTATCAGAAGAAGATAATAATTTAACAAATGTAATAAATGGAGATGTTACTTGGATTATAAAACTTGGAATTGCTCCAGGATTAAAATCCATGACATTTAAGAAAAAATACGATGTGGATGCTTTACAGGCATTTGCAAATAATTTAGGAAGTTAGGAGGTTAGAAAATGGGAAAAGCAAATATGCCGATAGCGTTAAATGATCTTGAAATATTTATTAATGGCGAAAATAAATTAGCAGGAATAGGTTCAGTGCAGCTGCCTAATTTAGAAACCACAACCGTAACTATCAATCAAATAGGAATGGTTTCTGAATATGAAGCACCCTTAACAGGGCATTATAAAAAATTGGAATCAAAAATAAAAATGGAATGTATAGATGAAACGCTTTTAAATTTTAATAATGAGGGAGAATTATTTATTGAATGTAAGGGTGTTATCCAAAAAATGAATAAAATAACACACGCAGCAACTTATGTAGGTCTAGATATAACTTTTAAGGGAATGCTTAAAAAATTTGATGGACCAGATTTAAAACCAGGAAACAAACTTGAAGCATCGCTTGATTTATCATTAAGTTATTATAAAGTAGTGATAGATGGTAAAGAAATAGCATTTCTTGATGTATTTAACAGAATCAGTAATATAAACGGAGAAACAAACGGAAAAATCAGAAGAATGTTAGGATTATCATAAAAATTTAGGAGGATATAAAATGGCAGAAGTAATTAAATTAAGAAGAGAATATAAATTTGGAGCAAAAAATATTAAGGAGATTGTATTAGATTTAGAAGAGTTGTCAGGGCAAGATTTAGTTTTTGCAGAGAAAGAATATAAGGCAAGAAATAAAGGGGCAACAGTAAAGGAGCTTGAAGACGGCTGGGCTTTAACGGTTGCATCAAAAGCCAGCGGAATCAAATACGGTGACTTGCTTGGGCTTAAAGGAACTGATTATATAAAAGTTTTGAATAAAACTAAGGGTTTTTTGAACGCAGGCTTGGGTTCAGCAGACGATACAGAGAACTTCGTGATAGAGGAAACGGAAGCACAAGAGGAAGAAATGAAGAAAGAAGACCAGAAATAATACAGCTGCTTGATACAGTAACTGATATTCTTGAAGCATTGAATTTTTCAAATGAATATAAAAGCAGTTTAAATATGAGCTATGAGACACTAATGTCTTGTAGTCTGTATGAACTGGAATATTGGCAGACGAGAGCAGAGGAATTGATACAGGAAGCAGAAATGAGGTATGAGGAAAGCAAGGAATAAAAAATGGAGGCTATTTGCCTCCAAAAATATAAACTGCTGATATTATAACTGCAATTATCATTGCTATTATGATGAAAATACCAAATATTCCTAGAGAAAGACACAAAAGTATCATAAAAAATAGGAATATTCCCCAAAGTAAGATTGGAAAAATATTTAAAAATAATGCAGGAAGAGTTCCCAAAAATGCAAAAATTATATAAAGAATATTATCTTTTTTATTATTTTTCATAAAATCACCTAATTTTAAATTTATTTTCATTAGGATTATACATTGAAAACTGTAAAAAAGCAACAGGAAAGGAGGAATTTTATGGCTAAAAACATGGAACTGAATATAGTTATGAGCGCGGCTGTAGCAGGAGCATTAACTGGAATGGCACAGGTTGCAAATGCTATGAAAAATACAGCAAAAAGTGCGGAAGAATTAAGCAAAAAGGCTAAGGAATTGGAAAAGGTACAAAAATCTTTGGAAAAAGTCGAAAAATTAAAAAGTGCTTATGTAAATGTAAGCAAGGAATATCTTAATGCCGCAAGAAAACTTCACGAACTCAAAGAAGCATACAACAAGACAGGGCAAAGTAATACTGAACTTGCTAAAAAAATAAAAGAGCAGGAAAAAGTTGTAAACAGTTTAAACAAACAAAAAGAACGTCAAAAACATGTGTTTGAAGCCGCAAGAAGTGCAATTGAAGGCGAAAATCAAAGTTTGGGAAGCTATAAATCCCAATTAACCAAAGTAAATTCTGAACTTGAAAAGATGAATAAACTGAAAGAAGCCCAAAAAAGATACCAAGCTCGACAGGAAAATATTGGAAAAGTTAAAGAATTTGGTGACAGACAGCTGACACAAGGTATGGGAATGGCTGGAGCTTTGGCTGTTCCTGTTAAATTAGCAGTTGACTTGGAAAATGCACAAGCAGACTTAAGGAAAGTCGCAGAATTCAGTTCAAAAGAAATGGAAACAGGATTTTACAAAGCAATGAGAAATTTTAGTGAGAACAGTCCGTTGTCACAAGTGGAATTATTTCAAATTGCAGGAGCAGGAGCTCAAGCGGGAATAAAAACAGATGAATTAGAAAAATATACTAAAGATGCAGCTAAAATTAAAGTTGCTTTTGATATGAATACTGAAGCGGCAGGGAATTTTTTGGCGAAAACAAGGGCACAACTTAATTTGGATCAGAACGGAGTAATGCAATATGCAGACGTAATTAACTACTTAGCAAATAATGTAGCAGTAACAGCTCCTGAAATAGCTGATATTTCAAGCAGAGTAGCTGGATTGGGTGGAATGGCTGGTATTTCTAAAGAGGGAGTTGCAGGATTAGGAGCAAGTTTGGTTTCTTTTGGCGTTCCGTCGGAAGTGGCAGCAACTGGCTTAAAAAATATTTCATTAGGATTAATGGCTGGAAGTTCGGCGACGAAAAAACAAGCAGCTGCTTTCAAGTCATTAGGACTAGATGTAGAAGACGTTGCTAAAAGAATGACAAAAGACGGAGAAGGAACGCTAATTGATGTTTTTCAAAGAATTAAGAAGTTGCCAAAAGATGTCCAAGCAGCAACTCTTAAAGAGTTATTTGGTAAAGAATCCATTCAATCAGCCTCTGAACTGGCAAAACATATTGATGAAGTCAGTAAAAATATGAAAAATGCTCATGACAGATCAAAAACAGCCAAAAGTGTTGATAAAGAGTATAATGACAGATTAAAAACAATGGGAAATGCTTTTTCAACTTTAAAAAATAGAGTTGTAAACATGGGAGTGGATTTAGGTTCTGCTTTAGGACCTAGTTTAGTTCAAGTTGCAAATTCGATTGGTCCGTTAATCAAGAAATTTTCTCAATTTATTCAGAAACATCCGCAATTAACTACAAACATTTTAAAAGGTGTAGCAGCATTAGCCGCTTTTAAAATAGGAATTGGTGGATTGACAAAAGGTTTTGCCCCTTTGTTTAGCGGTATATCTAAAGGGATGTTAATATTCGATAAATTTAAAGCAGCAGGGAGTTTTGCTGAAGGATTTAAAACAGCGTTTCCAACATTATCCAAAGTTGGAAGCGGATTAAAAAATTAGGACAATCTGGATTAAAAATAGGAAAAACACTTGGAAAAGGGCTGGTAAAAGGAATACAGGCAACAGGAAAAGTAGCTAAAATAGCAGGTAGCGGAATAGTTAAAGGTGCTAAAGTTGTAGGAAGTGGTGCTGTAAAAGGTGCAAAAGTTATTGGGACAGGAGCTAAGGCTGTAGGTAATTTTGCAATGCAAGGTGCTGCTAAAGGAATGCAATTGTTAGCAACTGGAGCTCAAAAAGCAGTCGGAGCGGTTAAAGCTGTAGGACTAGCAATGAAAGCAGCGTTTTTAGCAAATCCTGTTGGGGTGATAATAGCCGCTATAGTAGCTGTTGTTGTGGTTTTAGTAGTACTTTATAATAAATGTTCATGGTTCAGGAATGGAGTGAACGCTATTTTTAGAGCACTAGGTTCAGCAATCAAGGCGGTTTGGAACGGAATAAAGGCTGTAGCTATGGCTGTGTGGAATGCAATAGTATCATTTATAAGAGGTAGAATCGAGGCACAAAAAGCACAAATGAGAACTATAGTGAATGTTGCAAAAATTGTATGGAATGCAATTAAGGCGGCGGCAATTGCGGTATGGAATGCTATAAAAACGGCTGCAATGGCATTATGGAATGGAATAAAAGCTGGAATAACTGGAGTAGGTTCGTTTTTTAAAACGACTTGGGAAGGAATAAAATCGGCTGCGGTTGCTGTATGGAATGGGATTAAAACAGCATTTGATACGGTAGCAAATGGTCTTAGAAGCACAATAGATGGAGTTGTAAAATTTTTTACAGATAAATGGAACGGCTTGAAAAATATGGTTTCAAAAGGACTTGGAGCAGTTGGAGGACTTTTAGGATTTGGGAAAAATGCGACTGGAACAAATTACTGGGAAGGTGGACTAACAACGGTAGCAGAACGTGGGGCAGAATTAATTCAGATACCAGGCAAACCAGCCTTTCTAGCTGAAAGTGAAATGCTTTTGAATCTTCCGAAAGGTACGAGAATACTTAATAATTCTCAAACTAGAAGCACCTTGAGGGATAAAGTTGCTAATTTAAGAGATAGAGTAAGTAATTTAAAAGGTGGCAATTCTTATGGCGGAAACAATTATTCAATCGTTATAAATGTAAATGGTGGAAATCCATCAGAAGTTGAAAGAATTGTAAGGAAAGTAATAGCAGGAGACATAAACAAAAGGGAAAGGACGGCATTTGGATAATGGCAAAGGTAAAAGTGTATAGAACAGTTTCAGGCGACACTTGGGACTTAATTTCTTACAAAGTTTATGGAAGTGAAGGATATTTCCATGATCTTATAAGAAATAATTCAAGGTTAATCGACATTGCTATTTTCGATGCCAATATTCCTGTTATTATTCCTGAAATTTCAGAAGAAGTTGAAGATGATGAAAGTTTGCCACCTTGGAAAAGAGGTGAATAGAAGTGGCTTTTGCTAGGAATATAAGAGTAATTGTTATTTTTAATAAAGTTGATATTTCTGATGAGATAGCCCATTCTATTTCATCTCTAAACTATACTGATAACTCTAAGAATGCAATAGATGACTTGGAGCTGGAACTTGAAAATTTGGATTATCGTTGGCTTAAAGAATGGTATCCTGACGAGAACGCTCAATTACTTGTTGGGATTCATGAAGAGCTGGAAAATGAAACTAATTTTTTGGATTTGGGAACATTTTATGTAGATGAGCCAACTTTTGAAAATAATAGACTTAATTTGAAATGCTTAGCTTTACCATTAGACCAGAATATTCGAGACCAAAAGAATAGCGTTGCTTGGGAAAGGATAACTCTAAAAGAGCTCGTTACACAGATTGCAAATAAGCATGAAATGAATGCAGAGATATATGCAGAAAATGAGTTTTTTGAAAGGTTAGATCAGAATCAAGAAACGGATTTGGCTTTTATTAACAGAGTTGTCAAGGAAACAGGACTGAATATGAAAGTGTCTGATGACAAGATAATTATTTTCGATGACGAAGAAATGGAAAAGAATGATACTGTTGAGATTTTTAATATTAATGATGAAAGAATAAGAAGTTTCAGCTTAAAAAAGAAAAATAAGGAAATTTATGATAATGTTGAAGTTTCATATTATGACCCTGACAAGAAAAAAGTTATTAAGGAAATTATTGCAAAAAAAGAGCTTGAAAAACGTAATCAAGTTACAACTGAAAGCTCAGAAGAAAAATCATCAGAAAATAAAAAACCAAAGAACAGTATCAAATCTTCTAAAAATAAGAAGTCCAGTAAAAAGGTTAAATCCAAGAAAAAATAAGAGGTAAAAATGAGCTACGCGTCTTTTAAAAAGGAAAAAAGTAAAAAATCAGGAAGTAAAAATTCTTCCAAAAAAGGAAAAACAGTTAAGGAATCGAAAGAGAAGTTAAAAAACAAAGCCGAAGGTAAAAAGGGCAGAAGTAAAAAAGAGAAAACTTTAAAAGTTAAGACAAAAGGGAAAAGTACAGCCAAGAAAGTAGCTAAAAAAACATTAAAAGAAAACATGAAACAGGAATATCAGATAACTTTAAATGTTGATGGAAATACTAAATATTTGGCAGGAGCAATAATAGAACTAGATGAGAGTTGGGGAAAATTTGAGGGTAAATATGTTATAGATAAAGTAACGCATAATGTAACTGGCGACTACGCTTGTGAAATCAATGCTATGAAACTTGGAGCTAGAGAAAATGCCGAACAAAATGCGATTGCCCAGACTAAAGAGGAACAAAGGCAAAAAGAAGCAGAAAAACAGGCTAAATCTAAAGGCAGAAAAGGTAGAAGTGATAAGAGTTCCAGCAAGAAAAAAGGACGAAAAGCCAGAAATAAGAAGAAGTAAATTATTTATAGGACAATTACAATTAAATATAATAACTGTGATAAAAAAATAGTTGACTTTTTGTATTAAAAATAGTATTATAAAGATAGGTTGAAAGCCTTATTAGTTAAGGATAAGACTTCCTAGGAGAAACAGAGCCTTATTAGTTAAGGACTACAGTAGGCGTATCTTTATGATATGCCTAATTTTTTTAAGGAGACGGTATGAAATATGAAGTTTTAGGAGTTTATCTAGTAGATTTTCAAAAGAATAGAGGCGGAGAATTATCAGGCAAGCATTACGGATTAATACTATCAAAAATGTCTGATAAGGACAAAACTTTGTTAGTCGCACCTATGACTAGTAAGAAAAAAGGTAAAAAATATAAAGGCGGGTTCACTATAGATTGTACAAAATATCAACAGAATCCAACTTATGAAAAAGCCTTTATAAAAATAAGGAAGATAAGGGAAATTGATATAAGAAGAATTTATGGAACTAAAAAATACACCTTAGATGAAGAAGATACGGAAAAATTAAGGGGATCAATGTACCAAGTTTTTAAATTTTTGAAGTAATCACAGTTATTAATTTAGCTGTGATTTTTTTATGCAAAAATACAGGACAATGGCAATTGAATAATGACTGTGAAAACTAAAATATTTGTTTTTTAAGTTTGGGATAGTGGTATAATTAAAATCATTCTTTAATTCTTCTTAGAAATAGTGTATAATATAGAAAATTATTTTTAAGGAGGAATTAAAATGAAAAAATTACTAATCGTTTTAACTGTATTGATTCTAGTTGTGAGTTGTGGAGAAGAACAGGAAGGTAATTCTAAAGCAGAATCAACAAAACAACAACAAGTGGAAAACAACAATTTAAATTATGAAGTATTGAAAAATTCAAGAGATACAAGTAATTTGACTAAAAAAGAAAACACAATAGATATATTAGTTAAAGATAATATTTCTGAAGAGAATCTCAAAGAAGTGATGAGAAAAGCAGGAAAAGAGCAAATAAAAGATGCAGATATTCTGTTTATTCGTGCTTATGGGGATAAAAGGTTCTTTAATCTTGGTGGTGAAACACACGGAATGGTAACCTATTATCCCGATGGAACTGTGAAAGATGAGACTTACAGAGCCAAAAAAGAAATTCCAAGCGATAAAGAAAAAGATATTTATATTGATTATTCAAAAACACTTCATGAAACTTTAAAAGCAAAAGGGAATTATACTAAACAAGAAGAAGAAAATATTGAAGAAGAAATCAATAAAAAAATAGCTAAGAAATATGGAATTTCACCAGAAGAAGTAGAAAAAATCTTTGATAAAGTTGTTATTTATCAGAGTATGTAGCTTATTTGAAAAAATTTTTAAAAAAGTTCTTGACTTTTTCGTACGGAAATGTTATTATAAATTATCGTACGGAAGAGGTGAGAATATGGAAGAGAAAATTCTGAAAAAAGTAAATTTTAATAAAGGAGGTGCAGGTGGATATACCCCCAGAATGACATTAAATAGTAAATGGGTTAATGATATGGGTATAACTAAAGAAAACAACGAAATTGAAGTGAGTTATAATAAAGAAAAAAGGAAATTATCATAAGAAAAGCAAAATAAAAAATCCCCTCTCTCGTAACGAAACGAAAAAGAGGATATATACGTATAACGTATCTGACCAATACTATTATACTATATATTCTCTTAAAAAACAAATATTTTAGGAGGAAAATTTTATGACACTTAGACAAGAGCTAGGATTTGAAATTACAGAAAGTTTACTGGATGAACACAATCACAAGTTAAAATCAGCAAAAAAGGTGGTATTTAATTTATTAGAGGAAATGTACGAAATGCTGTCTAAAGAAAATTTGGATAAATTAATGGATTTGGAAGATGCTTTGGGCGAATATTATCAAACAATCAAAAGAGAATACTACAAAGCAGGGGCAAATATAGAAACATTTGTCCAAAGAAACGAAGAAAAGGAAGTTGCTGAAAAAGTGGCGAGAATTGAAAGAAAAAATATAGTATAATGGAGGATAAAAGAATGTACGATTTAAAAGTTATAAATGATGAGAGATTTCAAATATTCAGTAAAGAAAATTTAGGAAGTGTAAGAACAATATTGGTGGATAACGAAGTATGGTTTTGCATAAAAGATGTTTGCGATATATTAGAATTAACAAATCCTACTGTTGTAGCCAAGAGATTAGATGAAGATGAAGTGACTAAGTTTAACTTAGGGAGTAAATTTGGTATTACCAACTTCACAAACGAAAGTGGATTATATACTCTGATATTACGAAGTGATAAAAAAGAAGCAAAACCATTTAGAAAATGGATAACATCAGAAGTTATTCCAGCAATCAGAAAAACAGGAAAATATGAAGAGAAGAAAAAACCTCTTACACAGGCTGAATTAATTTTACAGCAGGCACAATGGATGGTAGAAGCTGAAAGCAGAATCAATAATATTGAGAACAACGTAATTGGACTTGCAAACACTATTGAGGATAACGACAAGAGCATAAAAAGATTGGAAAACAATCAAAGAAGAACAGTAACAAGCAACCATCTGACAGTAATAGCTTATGCTAATATAAAAGGGATAAAGCCAAAATCATACCACGCACCTTCTATAGGAAAGAAAGCGACTAAGATATGCAGGGAAAAGGACTTATTGATAGGAACAACAGTTGACAGCCGATACGGATTAATAAATACTTATCCTGTTGAAGTTCTGGATGAAATATTTTTTGAATAATAATTAACACTAAATCACAGTCATTAATTTGATTGTGATTTTTTTTGTTACAAAAAAAGTGATAAGGCAGGTGGTTAAATTGATTGAAACATTAAAAGCGGGAGAAGTGAGTGCGATAGATTCAAAAACTGGAAAAGTAAGAGTTCTGCTAAAGGGTGATGACGATAAAACAACGGACTGGCTTAATGTATTAGTTCCTTATTCTGAAAGCCACAGTGATAATTATACACTTGGACTAGGGCAAACTGTTTATTGCCTATTCTTTTCAGAAATGCCTGAACAGGGAGTTGTGCTTGGCTGTCCTATGCGTGGTGCTTCCAGCAGTGAAAGTGAAGTAAAAAGGACTTTTTCTGATGGTGGTAGTTGGGTTTATGACGGCAATACATTGACTTTGAATATTAAAAAAGTCGTGATTAATGGAGATTTGGAAGTCAGCGGAACTACAAAAACTGGCGGAAGCATTAATCTTAATACGCATAAACATGATGGAGTAACTGCTGGTGGAGATATGACTGGAGGTCCACAATGATAGGAAGTCTCGGAGATGTAATATTTGAAGTATCTGACAAGAAAGTATTTTCAATCAATAATCAGATAAATAGATCATATAAATCTAAAATTTCTGAACACACCCCAATATATGGTCCTGGTATGTTAAGACATCAAGGCAGGGAATTAACGGAAATAACTTTTGGAATTACATTAATTTCTTCATTAATACAAGAAACAACACCCTCAGAACAGCTTGATAAAATAAAGACTATGTGGGAGTTTGGAGAGTATGGCTATTTAACATTAGGAGGACAGACATTTGGAGCTTTTCCGTTTTTGATAATAGATATAAGTGAAAAGAATTCTTATTTCAACAGAGAAACTTCTGAATTTGATTATATAAATTTAGACCTGACGTTAAAGGAATATATAGATGATCCTAAAAAATATAATCAGATAATAGAACAGTTAAAAGTTCAAAAGAAAGAACAGGAAGAGCTTGTTGAAGTAGAAGTTGCGAATGTTGAAGTCGAGCAGAAAACAAAATTACAGGAATTTGCGGAAAAAGTAAAAAATAAAGTAGATAGCACGCTTGAAAAAGTGGATAAAGCTATTCAGATTGCAGAAAATAAGAAAAATGAAATACTGAGTCAGCTTGAAAAAATCAAAAAAGATGCCAAAATTGACGAACTAATGAATTTAGTAAGGGCTGGAATGATTACAGCAGATAAAGTTAATGAAATGATTAATTATGCTAAAAATTTTGATGAAACAGATAGACAGATCTTACTGAATTTTTTGAGAAATCAGACTGGAGGTAAATAATGATACACGTTTCATCTAATCAGGAAATAAATTATTCTCCAAAAAATTATATTGAGGAAGTCATAACGAATGTTGGAATGCTTTTAAGAGTTTGTAAGGAAGAACAGCCACTTAACCGTGATTTCAGTTTTGACAGCGATTTAATAGATAAAAACATAAACGTTGTGGAAAATAAAATAATGTCTCAGTTGCTTGAGATGTTCAGAAAATATGAGCCGAGGGCAATTTTAAAAACCACAGAAATAAAAATGACAGATAAACACAATAATGATTTTGATGTTGAATTGGGAATTGAGGTGATAAATATTGGATAATTTTGAGGAATACGAAGCGATAGACAGCGATGCGTGGGAAATAAAAAGGGATATGATCAATAAATTCCAGGAACTTAGCGGAAGGCGTTTGACAGAAGCAAGCCCTGAGACATTAATTTTCAGCACAGTAGCGTATCAGCTAGCTTTACTGGAAGAAAAATACAACGATGATATTAAGCAGAATTATTTAAGGTTTGCAAGGGATGAAAGACTGGATTTGAAAGGGGAATTTTACGGAAACAGAGGTAAAAGGCTTATCGAACAGCCTGCAGTAGCTACATTTAGATTCTATATTTCAAACATTCAAACAACGGATACTGTAATCCCAAAAGGCTCAAGAATTAGATACAACGAGCTTTATTTTGAAACAGATGAGGAATATAAGATAACAAAAGGAAATCTGTCAGTTGACGGAAAAGCTACATGTAATACGCTTGGAATTATCGGAAACGGTATCCCAGTTGGGCAAATTAAGGATATGGTTGACATATTTCCTAATTATGCAAAGGTTGAAAACATTACAGAAAGTAATTCAGGGGCAAATGAAGAAGCAGATGAAAGCTACAGAGAGAGAATAAGGGAAATTCCTGAAAGCTTTACCACAGCTGGAAGTTCAGGAGCATACGCTTTTTGGACTAAGACAGCAAGCACAAATATTATAGATGTTAAGGTTCATTCACCCTCAGCAACTAATGTGGATGTCTATATTTGGACTGACACAGGTACAGTAAGTCAGGAGCTTAAGGAAAAAGTAAAGGCGGTGCTTAACGAAGAAAATGTACGTCCTCTGACTGACAACGTAAACATTAAAGAGCCGAATAAAATTAATTATTCAATAGATTTTGACTATTATATTGACAAAGACAACGAAACTCTTGTAAATGTCATCAAATCTAACGTAGACAAAACAGTCCAGGAATATGTCGGATGGCAGAAAGAGAAGATAGGCAAGGACATAAATCCAGATGAGCTGATTAAAAGATTAAAAATAGCTGGAGTAAAAAGAGTGGTACTAAGAAGCCCTGTATTCCAAAAATTGAATTTTAACCAGGTTGGAATAAATAACAGCATAACAAGTAACTATCAAGGAGTTGAAGAGTTATGATAACTGTACAAGATTTAAAATTAACTGACATTGCCGCAAAATCGACTCTCACAGATGAAACAACCAAATGGATATACGAATCAATAGATTATGCGATAAAACAACAGAAAAACAGAATAATGAATAAGTTTTTTCTTGATATTGACAAGTTGGACGAAGCAGAAATTGATTATCTGTTGTGGGAATATCATGTTGACTATGTTGGAGAAAATACTGCTATTGAGAATAAAAGGAAACTTGTAAAGATGGCAGTCGTAGCACATTTTAATAAAGGGACTTTAGGAAGCGTAAGAGCAATCTGCAAAATCCTCTTCAGAAATGCCAAAATAAAGGAATGGTTTGAATATGGAGGCAGACCAGGATATTTCAAAATATCTACTTTAGGTGATTTAAAGGATGAAAAGGATTATCTGAAAGTTCTTGATGTTGTAAACGAATACAAGAACGAACGTAGCTGGCTGGAAGCGTTGACGTTTGAAAGAAGCTCAAATTTGGGTAAATATGTGGGAATTTTTTATGAAAAACAAATAATTAACATTCTGAACGAGAGGGATTTTGAGCTTCCTTGGATGGAGCAAAAATTAAATCAAGGAATTGTAAATGTAGTAGTAAAAGAAAATAATTTAGGAATAAGATAGGAGGAGGAAATGGCTAATTATATTGGATGGGAAATAACAAACAAGGGGAGAGAGCTTATAGCAAGAGCCGTAAATAACGAAACTAAAATAAATGTTACAAAATTCAAGATTGGAGCAGGATACAATACAGGAAACGATAGAGAATTAACAGATTTGATTGACAAGAGAAATGAATTTCCAATAAATTCTTACGAGAGAAAAGCTAACGGAAACGTGGAATTTACATTTGTCGTTTCTAACAAAACTGGAAGTGGAGCAAGTGCAATAGCAAACTCTTATAAAATTTCTGAAATGGGAATATATGCCCAAGATGATTCAGGAACAGAAATTCTATATGCATACAATAAAGGGACGGATGGTGACTATATCCCAGTTTACAATGGGAAAAATGCAATTGATATTATTGAAAAATGTATCATTGTAATAGATCAGGCTGCAACTATAAATGTAACGATAGACAATTCGCTAACATATTTAACAAGAGAGTCAGCAGACAGAAAATATTTGGAAATACAGGCACTATCAAAAATAATAGGAATGGAATTCGGCGGAAATATTCAGGACGCAGGAAACAAAGTAAAAGGGAAATTTTACTTTGATAATGTTACCAAGTTTTATTACGAATGCACGGAGAGCACAAACTTAACATATAATGATACCACAAAATTCAGGGCTATTTCCAACAAGCCAATTTCGGACAAGGTAAACAACTTATTCGAAATACATTGGATTGACATAAGGAACAACATTCCGATTGGAAAAGTCTTTGAAACAACGATAAAAGTTCCAGCAAGACCGTACAAATTGCTGTATTCCGTATTTACCGGAAATAATAGGCTTGTTGACTTAAAAAAATCCAGCCAGTATGCTGGAAGCGAAATAGTTGTAAATCTAGGAGTATCTGAAAGTGGCTTCTTGCAGTATTCAGTTGCTAAAAATACATCAGCTATTGATGGAAGGACAATCAATGTGATGTTTGTATTTTAGTTGGAAAATAATAAAAAAATAAGGAGGAAAACACAAATGAACATTGTAATTTACGACAGGAAAAGCCTTGAAATAATAGCAAGACCGATTATTACTAATTTGGAAGAGTTTAAAAGCAGTCCTGCTCTATTTTATCCGGACTGGGATGTAGAAAAGCATATTTGGGATGAAAAAGAATATGAAAATCCATCCTTAGATAACGGGGAATTAAGGGAGGCAACAAAAGAGGAGCTGTATAAGGCAGGAAAATACACTTTAGCTGAAAACGAATTGATTGAGAATGGAAAAATCAAAGTAGTTCAGCTGTCTGAATATGAGTATATTGAAGGCAATCAAATCAAATACAGAAAAGAAGAAAAGATCGAGAAATTAAGGCAGGAGCTTTACGAACTGAGAATCGAGAGGGAGAAAAAGCCTTTTGAATTTGAAATGAAGGGAACTAAATATTTGCAACACAATAGGACTATTGACCAAAGCAATATTACGAAAATATTGTTCTCGTTGGTTCTAAGGTTTATCCTTGGGCTCATGGGGAAAGTTTCCAAAGGTCAGAAACTGGACTTTGCACAAGTTATGACGGACTTAATGTCAACAGAGTACAGCAACTGGAAATTTTATACCGAAGATGGATTAGAAAAGTATGTAAATGTTTCGGTTCAAAAATTTATAGAAATGAGCGAGATAATGAGAAAGCATACGACAGTTTCAATGATTGTTGAAACTACATTATCACATAGTTTAGAGAACAAAACTGTTGAGGAACTAAAAAAATTTAATGCTGAAGCAGAATATAATAAATTGTTTGAAAATGAAATGAAGCAAGGTTAGGAGGTAAATATGACTACAAAAAAAATGTTGACAGGAAACAGAATTAATACCAGAAATGTTTTTAAGCGAAAAACTGCTGAAGAAATTTTGGAAGGAACTTTAGAAAAAATTAGAAGAGCACCTTTTGAACCAAAACCCAAATTGGTAGGGTGCGCACAAATCGGAGGAGAAACACTTAAAAAAGTTATTTATGAATAAAGGAGGTATTTTATGAAACTCGAAAAAGGCAAACTGTATATTTGTTTTCACAAGCCAAAAAGCCTAATTGGATTTTTAATATCGTTAAGAACGTTAGGGAAATACAGCCATTGTGAATTCATTTACAATGACTATGTATATTTATCAAATCCTGGTGGCGTAAGGATAAAGCCTTTTGTGTATAAAGATAATATGGATATTTTTGAACTGGATAGCCACATTGAAATTCCAGTTGTGCTGGAAGAGTTTATGAAACTTAAAGGCAAGGGCTATGATTACGGAGCTATATTTTTCAGCCAGCTGCTGGAGCTGGGAATTGAGCATAAGGACAGATATTTCTGTTCGGAGCTGTGCTTACATCTGATTAACAAAGGATTAGACGAGAGCCTAACGTACAATTTAAAGACATTAAAGGCTAATCAATTTAGCCCTGCAAAGTTGTATAAATATTTAAAGGATATGGAGCTATTAGGAAGAAAGGTGGAATAAAAATGGAAATAAGGAATTTAATCGGAACTGAAATCATGGAGCAGGGGAAAGTATTAAAAGTAACAGATGCCATGTTTGAAGGGGATAATATTGTTCTAATAACTGAAACAGTGGAAAAAGATATAAAGAAAAATGAGAAAAAGGAAGTGATTTAGTATGGAAAGATTTGAAAGAATATTCGACTATTTGCTAAGAGTCGAAGGAGGTTATTCTGACGATAAAAACGATAAAGGAGGTAAAACTAAGTATGGAATTACAGAAGAAGAAGCAAGGGAGTTTGGATACAAAGGAAATATGCAAGATTTAACAAAGGATTTTGCAAAAAATATATATCTGAAAAAATACTATTTAGGAAACAAGCTGGATAAAGTTGTAAATGACAAAGTGGCTTTATCAATATGCGACTGGGCAGTTAATTCAGGAAGAAATGGAACAAAAAACGCACAGATTGCTGTAAACCAATTGACAAATGCAAATCTTGATGTGGACGGAATAATTGGAAACAAGACATTGGAAGCGTTAAATTCAGTGGATTCCGATAAATTTTTAGAAGTTTATCACAACTTGCAGAGAATTTATTACAAAGGAAAAGTTGAAGCTGACAGGACACAGGAAGGATTCTTGACAGGATGGCTGAACAGGGTTCAGAGAAAGGAGGAATATTTGAAAGACTGGGATAAGGAAAATACAGCAACAGATAACCAAAAATATTCACTTAGCCAAGCCAGTTTAGACAAAATGAAAAAAGTACATCCGAAATTGGTTGAAGTTATGAAAGAAGCGATTACAAACAGTCCGTATGATTTTAGAATTACGAGTGGAGCAAGAACAACAGAAGAACAAAAAGCATTATTTGCGTTAGGAAGAACTAAACCAGGGGAAATTGTAACATATGCCAATGGTGTTACTTCAAAATCTAATCATCAAATAAAATCTGATGGATTCGGACATGCTGTCGATATTTTCCCTTGCGGAGTTGTCGAAAATGGAGTATATAGAAAATTCACATCAGAAGAAGGATATGACGAGAAAAAATTAAAATTGATTGCAAATCACATCTTGGCAGTAGCAAAAAGCAAAAATATTAATATTGAATGGGGCGGAAACTGGAAAATGAAAGATACGCCACATTTTGAACTGAAGTAATGTACAAATGGCTTGAATACAAGCCTAATACAAGCGTTAAAAATAATTTTGGTATAAATGGCTGGCTAGCAAGGTAAAATTGATTGTAGAGCCTGCTAGCTAGCTTAGAAATGATATTAATAAAAATAAGGAAAAGGGAGAGATGAAAAATGGATAAATTAGCGGCAAAAATATATTTGACAGGTAAAATTTTAGAATTAGGAAAAACTTTAATCTATAAAACGGAAATAGTTGCAAAAGGAAAAGCCGGAGCAGAAAAATTTAATCAAGTGTATGAAGGTTTTTGGGATAAATTAGAAGAGTTATTGGAAAAAGAAAAAACAATTGACAGAAAATGGATTCCTAACTTTGCTGAAGAAGTTGGGGAAGAAGTTCTGACAGAAGTCTTAAAGGAAGCTAGAAAAACATTTGACTTAAAAGTTATATTGCAGCAAATTTTCGATGTAGAAAAAGCAGGAAACAAAAACATACTTTAAAATTCATAAATAAGGAGCAGAAATGGAAAATTACTTGGTAGATGTGGTATTTATAGCGTATGGTCTAATTTTAGGAACATTAGGGAATTTGCTGTACAGGGTAAACAATCACTTGAAAATAAATCCGATAGCGGTTAGGCTTCTGTACGGAATAATGGCATTGGCTTTATATGTATTGATGTATTTGGGATTCCTGAAAAAGATTCCTGAAATAGATATTGTAGTGATGTTGCTGATAATTGTTGTAGGATATTTTGTGGAACTGATAATCGAAGTTCTTGAGGACAAAGTGCCAAAGGCGTTGGACAGGCTTATTGATAAATGGTTAGGTGGTGGGAACAATGGCGATAGTTGGGGCAAAAAAGACGATTAG